CAATTTTGTAAAGTCCTTCAAAGTTTTTTAAATCTTGCATATTAATATATTTTTATTTATACAAATATAACTAAAAATGCTTAATAAATATACTTTAGTTATTCACTATATAGGTAAACCATATTGGAAATGTTGCCAATCGTAATTTTTTAACCTACCCAACGAAGCGAAGCCGTGCTTTTCAAAGATATCAATCATTGCCTTATATTCAGTTTTGGCAAATCGAGCTGTTTTACTTGTTTCTTTTAAAGTGTTTCTATTCGGATCCAAATCGATTGCAGTACCCCATGAATGTGCGCTTAATTTACTTCTTGAACCTCTCATTAATCTATAATTAAAGCATCCACCGAAATCAGTAATTTCTAATTCGTTTAACTTTCGTTCTCCGTATGTTTTTAATAAATCAGTAAAAACATTTTTAAAGGCTTGAGCTACCTTCTTATGGCATCTCATACGCTTAATCGGTTGTCTATCGTAATACATCGTGTAAGGCAAATCAATCATAACTAAATACGTTCCTTGTGAATTTGCTTTTCCGAAATAATTTTCCTGTTCTAATTGACTAAAGATTTTAGGCTTCATGAATTACAAAAATATAATATTAAAATTTGATTTCAAACTTAATCTTCGCACTCGTTGATTTGTCGGTAATTTCGCACCCAATTGAAGCGGTCAAATTCTTAATTTTAGCCTCAATTTCAGCCTTTAAAGTTACGTCTGAATGCTTTACCTTAATCGTATTATTATCTAGCGTAAACAAGCTATCTTTTGGCAATGCAAGGCGCATTAAATCAAACTTTGCGCTAACGATTGAGTTAGGCATTAGTTTTAATTTTATCCGTTGAAATAAATCTCAAACCAATATTTATAATGTTAGTTAAGAAACCAACCATTACACTCAATCTCAGGCTTAAATTTTCATCCATTTTTAAATCCGTGAATAATGTAGGTAATAAAGCCATTACCATTGTCATGCCGACCATAATGTTCATAATGATAGTTTTTGATTCATACCATTGTTTTGTATTATTTGCTTTCATATTATTTTTTTAAAAGTTAAATTAAATATCCTCTTCAGGAAAAGGTGTGTACTCGATAATGTCAAGTCTTAATAATTCGTCTAAAATTTCACTAAAATTTTCATCCTCTAAAACTTCAACGCCTACAATCCACGCATTCGAATAATCTTTTACAAAAATTAATTCTGACGTGCCATTTTTGTATCCATTAAGCTCGTTGTATTGTTCAATTGATGGGGATAATACTAACATTATATTGACGTTAAATAGTTATTAAAAGAAGTAAACAAAGGACTAGCGAAGGCGCTTAAATTTGCACCCGCAAAGAAGTAAGACAATTGTACATCTGAAAAATTAGCAAGACCAGTTGATGAAAATAACAACACATTTGTTGCTGGCAAAGCATCAACCGCTAATGCTGTATAATTTATTGGTGTTGTATTTGCAACGTAATTTGTACCCGCTAAACTTCCTGTTTTATTTGCCAAAGCAAAACCATTTATTCCAAAATTTGTTGCAATTGATTGACCAGTCCCAAATGTAGTGTTGAAAATTTGATTGTTAGAATTTTGGTTAACCATGTTAATTCTGAAACTTGCAACTCCGACTATATTCCTAACTGTGCTAAGCGTTCCCGTTGTACGTTTGTGCCACCCCAAACTTGCATCGTTTAATAAGTATTTAGGACTTGCAAATGTTGATGGATTGTAATTTGTATTTATGTAACTTGACGTTCCATTTCCTGCAAATCCTTGGTTTGCTGTGAATGTCGGACTATTAACTAATGTACTTTGATTCGTGTTTGGATTTTTCCAATTTAACGTAGCAAATGAGCTGTTTCCATCCGTGGCAAACATATAGAATACATCTAATTTAGTCCATGCACCAGCCGCTTTCAAATCAACTAACAATTTATTTTGCTTAATTTGTTGACTTGTAGATGGCAATGTATAGCCCAATGTAGTAGCACGAGCTAACAATGCTGTATATTCACTTTCAAAGCTAATTGAACCCGATGGAGTTGTTAGTAAATTAAAAATATGTCTTCGCATAATTAGATATTATCAACTGTAATTTCAACAAAGTATTTACCGCCCGAAGTTGGTGTGAAAGCGTCTAAAGTTTCTAAAATTCCGTAAATTATATTTGAACCCGCATCGCCTTTAACCGCCAAAATACCTTGAGCAAATCCGTTAACGTCTGCTTTCCCAGCGGTCCAAATTGAAGCGCATGCCGTTGAACCTGTCCCTTCCGTTGCCAATGCTTGTAAATCTATTGCACCAAGTCTTATTGCGTTATTTGAATACAACAATGTAAATGGGTCATTGTCTACAACAGCTGTCGGACTTACTGAGTATAAATGTAATTTAGATTTGAATGTTTGTGTTGATACATCTCCCATTAATCGAACTTTAGTTATGTAACCATTCCCAGCATTAGATTTTAAAGCGTTTGAGAATGTCATTATAGTACCTACAACATCTTTTGCTGCGTATGCTGTCGTGTTTGCTGGTCTTGTAATCTCAACACTTGAAACTGTTAAGTTGGTTAAGCCACTTATTAAATTTGCATAGGTAAAATCAACCGTATTCAATGCGCTAAATTCTCCGTAAAAATTATCGGTTTGAACTAATAAACTTGTAGCATTGCTACTGTTAATCTGAGTGTCGTTATAATCACAATTAAAAATTACTGCCCCCAATTGACTAACTGTAAATCTATAATTTACTGGATTGGTTGGGCTTGGAATTAAAGCAATTGTGTACTTATTAGTTTCGGCTACATTTACGATGTATAGTTTTTGATCGTCTATCATTTTTTATATTTTATTTTTTTTTATACAATGTTTGCACGAATATCTGTTAATAAAATTTCAGCGGTATTAAAACCTTCTATATTATTTGCCGAAAATTCTGCGTAGAAATTGCTGTCTAAAATTACCAATTTAACTCCATCAACAAATATTTTTAATGATATATAATTACATATAAAAATTATGTCACCGCCATATACTGCAACTTCAAAAAGCATCGGTTGACCTGTAACGTCTGGCACTACTCTAATGTTATACTTGTTTGCGATTACTTCATTTGTAATTATGAATTTTCCGTTATCTATTATCATTTTATATTTTTTTAAATTATTTTTTAATATCCGAAATCGTTACAATCGTTACATTCACCACGTCTACGATTTCTATTTCTACTCAAATTAAAACTTGAATTTGTTTGCAATCCACTAAAGTACGGTGTATCTCTATCTGGTGTTATCCCATCTAAGAAATCAGCACTGTTATACGATGGATAATCTGTTAAGTTATTGCGTAAAAATACCGTCATCATTTTGGTATAATTTTCAGCTACACTACGAACCTCATTTTGTAAAAATTTCAACGCTTCCAAGTCAATCGATGTACCACTTTCGCTATCATTGTTCATGATTGATTTATTAAACAATTTATACTTTAAGAAAGGCAAAGCATGGTAAAGCGCATAATTGCAAAGCATCGCACCTATAAAGTCATCTAGTACTTTTTTGTTTGGTATCGTTAACGTGTTATTCGTTATTTGCGTTTGTAATTCCTGGTAAAATGTAGCACCTAAATAATTTTGCAAGTAGATATCTTGAGCCTGTAAAATGAAAGGCTGTAAATCGTCAGGGCTTACCGATTGATGTATCGAAGTATATGATTTTAGTTTTGTTTCGGATACGAAAAGTACGTTAGTTATTGCCATTATTCAACGGTTATTAAAGGTTCTATAATTGTAGTCGGTACGATTAATAATTCAGTTTCATAACCTCTATTTAGTAGTAGATTATTAAACACTCTCAACATACTTTTTTGGATTGGTCGAATACAAGTTCCGATAAAATGATTGTAAGCAACCGCCAATTCATCAGCATTTGAACTAAAGCCAGCGCCACCATTGTAAAGTCCCAAAAGTAATGGACTTGTAATTCTGTGTCCTGTTAGAATTCGTGTTGTGATTCTCGTTTCTAATGTAGTGTAATAACTATCATTAGTACTTGAAATCGGAGTTACTTCTGGAGCGTGCTCTTTATCTTGACTGAATGCTACGAAGGCTTTTCCAGCGTTTTCCGTACCTCTATAAGCCATAGTTAGTTCGTCATAAATTTCTTTACGTTCCTCGGGCGCTGGGATTCCATTGTTAAGCGAAATAAACAAAGAAGGATTTAAACTATTTGCTAAATTAGAAATATGAAATTTCGACACCTCAATATCAATCTGTATGTCATTTATTGAACCAGCATAGGTCGGTAAAGGATAATAGATATTGCCTGGCTCATAATCAAATGCGTAAAGTATTTGTGAAGGACATTCAATTGACAAAGTAGGGTTGTAAGTTGCGTATTGTGTAGGCTTATATTTGTTTGAATTTTCCCAATTTGTTGAATAGAAATATTCCATTGGCGCATCGTCGCCAGCTTCAATTTTTCCACTTCTAACCTTCGTAAAATCTAAGTGATATATTTCACTAATATTGTTTCCATCGTTTGACCAAATTACATTCAAAGCATACCCACCAAATGTTATGTAATCTTGAGCGCATTTTTCAAACACATCATTCCAACTATCGATCGGATTTGCACGCACTAAAACGTAATTTAAAGACTCGTCTTTCGTCTTTAATCCATTACCGATAGTAGCATCAATCTTGGATTGTATTGCCGTTCTATTGATGGCACTACGTAGAAATAAACCAGCTATAAATTGCGGATATAAATTATCTTCACCGAAAGAAATCCATTTCTTTGAATTACGTTCGGAAAACGTAGGTAAATTTATTTGAATTTGAGTTAATGAATTGAATGCAAACTTGTTCATACTATTAAATATCTTTTTTGGCGTTTTTTCGCAATGAAATTATTTCGTAAATATACTTAACACTAACCAATATTGAAGCCATTATTGAAACAATGTAAAAAACTAATTTTAAATCTTCGGGTAATGTAGTTAAACTAACGCCAAAAGTTGTGGCATTTAATATGTTTACTGGCTCTTTTAATGTGTCTATTATTGTTCTCATTAGCTAACGTATATTATGCTTTCGCTTGTTTCATTATCGGATATATATTCTATTTTTTGTATCTCATTATCACCCGCTAGAAATGCTTGACCTCGTGAATATAAAACAGTAAACCAAGCGTTAACATCTTGTCCATAAATTTCAAAATCATAATTTCCGTATGGTAAATTGTTAATGTTTGGAACTAAGCTATTATTTACATTTATATCTAAAAAAAATGTTGTAAATCTTATAGAATTAATAATAGATGTTGGTTCTTGTAAAATTACTGAATGTACTAATTTATCAAATCCATTAAAAAATTTTAATTCCATTTCAGTACTTCCATAAGGTAGTGAATTATAAATTATAAATTGATTTGAACCTGTTATTAAATTTATCATAAGAATAAAAAAAGCGGTGCGATTAACCGCACCGCTCGTTATTTAAAAGGTTAATTGATTAAAGGGCAGTTTCAAAATCAAATCCACCAACTGCTGCACTTGAACCAGGTGCAATTGCATTGATTAAAGCCGCACTTGTTGAGCTTAATGCTGGCATTGGATCCGCTTCCATTGATTGAAACGTGAATGTGTATCCATTCATATCTCCGATTGCTTGACCGCCTTCGCCTACCATAGTTGATAAGTTAGCTCCACGTGTGTTGCCTAACAACCAAAATTGTCCCATGTTGTCTAATGCAATAACTCTAATTTCACGATTCTTTGCTAACAACAAAAATTCGTTTCTTTTTGCTACATCTCTTTTGCTAATGTTAACACTCAATTCAGTTGTATAAAACACCGTTCCGTTTGCGTTTGAAATCGTTGCCGTTTCTGTTAACTTCGCAGTATCTTTTCCAAAACGATATTGGAAAAAAGTACCATTACCATTAGCCAAAGTAACCTCACCCGCCGTAACTGTTTGGATATCATAAAGACCTCCTTCTGCATAAACAAAGATACTATTCACGCCACCTAAGGCACTCATGCAATCTAAGTTCATTGTATTCAAAATAGTACACGCCATTTTTTATATATTTTTTAAGTTGAAAAATAAGGGGCTTTTTACACCCCTTTTTTATTTATAAATTTGATACTATTTGAGAAGCATAAGCCGCTGTCCCTAATCTAAATTTCGCATTGAAATTCATGATGTCATCTGCTTGGTTGTAGTAGAATTTAAATGTGTCCATTTCATCTAACAAACCTGTTCCGAAAAATAAGTATTTTTTAGGTCCTAAGATTACACGTGCTGCATCATTAATTCCTGGTGCTGCATAAACTGTGATGTTTGTACCAGGGAAAACAAATGAGCTAGGAGCGTTAACACCACTTGCATTTGAAACTTGAGCAAAAGTACCGATTACTGAAGCTCCTGTGTTGATTAAGGCTCCCACTAACGCTTGATAGTTAGCATAAGAAGTGTAAAGAATTAAATCATCTTCAGTTTGTAATGATGGAGTTAAAGAACCAACGTTCAACCAAAATTGTGCAATTGCAGTTGATGTAGTCCATTGAGCATAAGCACCCGCTGAATTAATTGAACCTTGAGCGTTTTCAGTTTGAAATAACAAACCATCTAATGTACCACCAACACCATCTCCTTGCCAAATTGTATTCTCAACATATTTAGCAATGTTGTTCATTTTGTTTGCTGCGATTAATTCTGCAAAAGGTACTGATTCTTGGTTAGCACCCGCACCTAATTGAGATGAAGTCCATTTAGTTCTTAAATCTTCAGGGCATAATTGCTCTTTCAACATTTTTGAACCTACTACTAAAGGAATTTGAGAGAATACTGTGTCGTTGTTACCTACTTGTCCCGCTGCAAATCCACAAGTTGCATCTAAAATGTCAACTACTGAATTCATGATGTTGATTGCTGATGTACCCGCAGTTTTACCCGCTTCGATAGTTACGTAATCAGTTGTAAAAGATTTCAATAACGCCTCACTAATAAGGTCGGTTGATAATTGGTCGGTATAAGCTGGTAATGCTGTTAAATCGAATGCCATAATTTATTTTTTTAATTGGTTTTTAATGAATTTTAATTTGTCTATTTTTGAAAATACTGAAATTTCTTCAACTTCAGTTTTTTTGATTGGTGTAGTTGCTGGTGCCTTTGAGAATGAATTTACTCTTTCTTTTAAATTAGCAATTTCAGTTCCTAATTCTGTAATTGATTCGTAAACTAATTGCATTGGATCAACTGCTACTTCAACTTCCGACGCTTCAACAGTTACTTCAACTGGTGCTTCAGTTTCTTCAACTTCTGCAAAAACGATTTCGGTAATTATACCCATTTCGTCAGTTTTGAACATTGTGCCATCTGCCATTGTGTGTTCGCCTTCTCCAACGGAGTTATTTTCAGCATCAAAAACAGGATATCCGACTTCTAATTTCTCAGTCATAACCTCAGTTCCATCAACTAAAACAATTTTTTCAAGAGACACTTCTACGCCTAGTAGTTCTCTAACTTGGTTTAATTTTAATTTGTACATATTAGTAAATATTTGTTTTAAAGTTTTTAACAAAAATGTGGATAATTATTTATTATTTGGTAAGAAACCATGATTTGGTTGGTCGTATGGAGCGGTTCCCGCAAGTCCTGGAGCACGTCCTTTGTTGATTATTTTTTCTTTTGCATTGATGTAATATTTACGCCAAAAATGTTTGCAATTTGCACCGCCACTATATTTCCATATATCATAAATGTTTGTACCACGTGGTCCAAAGCCTGGATTAACTGGCGCTTGAGCTATGGCTCGAATTTCTGCAAATGTAAAATAAGTTTCAAGTGATAATAACGACTTACAAAATGTTCTTTCAGCTGGTGGTCCATCGTACTTGTATACTGTTAAGCCTTCTTTATATCCTTGTACTGGAATGAAATTTTCATCGTATTCAACAACTTCGAATTCTTCCATATCACTTGCTTTGATTCCTAAAGTCTTCGCCAGTTCGATTGCCTTATCTTCGTCAAATTCAATGATTCCTTTAATCTTATTGAATAATTCCTCGTTTTCATATTCCTCAAAAACACCTTCAACGCTGAAGCCTTTTAACTCCCCATTTTTCACTCTTTGCCACGTTGCCATATCTTCTACTTGCATGCTTACCATCCACGTTCCAACGGGCACATCGTATCCATATTTTTGAATTGCTTTGTCGTTCTCATCTTCAACTATCCACGATTCGTAAACGTAGGTACCTGTTTTCTTTTTATTCTCATGGTCTTGGTTTATGTCATTCGTTCGAGCTTCTTTCATAAACTTTTTTGCAATCTTCAAAATAGTTTCTTTGGAAAAAACAACATCGTAATAATTACCTTTGTCATCAAATCTTACAATCTTCATGTCAGGAATCATGGCTGGTCCGATTACAATTTGTAAATCATTATCAAACCTATATTTTTCTAATTCCTTTTTAAAATACATGAAATCAATCTCAATGGCTGGCTCTTCAACCAATGAAATTTTATCGACTCCACCGCTTTCACTTATTACTAATTCAATTAATTTTCTATTTGTCATAATCTTGCTATTTGTTTTAATTTTAAATTTGCCTCTATTTGCGAAGTCATTTCGCTTGCTACAACGTACGTTTTAAATATCGGATTTGTTTGATTTTGATTACCAAAAGAAACACCGCCACCCATTTGATTTATGTTCGAAAGTAAATTCCCAAACATGGCTGTTGATTTCGCATTAATAACCGATTCTCCATTCGATAAATTAGCCATGATACTATCGCTTGTAGATGTACCCATACCTTGAACTAATCCACCCGTTGCGAATTTAGATGGTGTTGAACCACCACCACCACCAGCCGTATCACTTGACTTTGCGCCGTTGATTTCAGAAATACTTTTTGCCGATTGTGCTAAGATTGATGCAATACTAATACCCGCACTAATGTTGTTTAAAGCTATCGGACTTATTGCCGCAGTTCCTAAAGTTGCAGCAGAAACTGGATTGGCTAAAAATTGCGCATTTGCTTGAGCCGTATTTGAAATAATACCCGCAATAGATGCCGCCTTTTCAACTATTATTCCCCCAATTGCAACTCCTTTACTTTTACCAGCTATATCTTGTAATAATTGCCCAGCTTGTCCCGCTACTTGAATAGTTTTATCAGCAACTACTCTTTTCATTTCTAACTCGGCTTCTGCAATCGCTATTTTATCTTCTGCAGCTTTTTTATCTATATCTATTTTAGTTTCAGCAATTTGAGTATCAATGTTTATAGTTTCTTTTCCGTAATCTTCTTGAATAGTTTTTAAATGTTGGTAATGTGCTAATTTTTTACTTAAATCATCTTCAAAACCAACATCTTGAAGGTTCATTAAATCTATTGATGTTTGATATTCATCTTCCGTTCTTTTATCAAAAGCATCTTTTTCATCTTTTAAATATTTTTCTAAATCTTCAAGCTTTTGTTTATCTGACCTTACTTCTTCTTTTTCTTCTTTTGTATTACCTTGTTGTTGTTTTTCTAATCTTTTTCGAGCCGCTTCATCTCTTATTTCTTGTTGTTTTTTATTTTGTTCTATTTGCCTATCTTTTGCTTCTTGATTTGCAGTTGTTTCTTTTTGGGTTGTAAATATTATTAAATCTTCTTTAGATTTTTTAAATTGTGCGTTAGCTTCATTAACTACTTTAACCGCAGCATTATTTGCCAAAATTGACGCATTTAATTGCTCTTTAGAATTAACTAATTCTCTAGCATTATTTTTCTTTTGCTCTTCATAATGAACTTTTAAAACACTGCCATATTCCTCTAATGCAATTTTCTTATCTAAATCGGCTTGCGTTGATTCATAAGTTGCAATTATATTTTTGTGCATTTCTAAAGTAGTACGTTTTAATTCGTATTGCTTATATGCTTCTTGTTGATTTTCTTTTGAAATAGCTAAGGCACGTTTTAAAATAGCTTCTTCGGATTTACCTTGGGCTTTCATTAACCTCAATTCAAATTCTTGTAACTCATGCTTTTTTCTACGATTATTTTCAAGTAATGTAGTTTGTGCTTCAATTTTTTTATTATATTTTTCAATATTTTCTTTTGATACTTCTAATGTTTCATTTGTACTTTTAAACATTTTTATCATCAAATAACCAACTCCTATCAATGCCGTAACTGCAACCACAACTGCACCAATAGGATTGGCATTTAATGCCGCATTCCATAACCATTGCGCTGCTGTTGCAATCCTTTGAAATATCGTTGTAGATTTTATTACGGCACCTAATTGTTTGAAACTATCTATACTCTCACCAATCGCTTGAACACCACTAGCCAAAGCCATTGCGCTTTGCACTTTTAAAATTGCCGCTTCAACATCTTTACTCTTTTCGCCAAAGATACCCATGGCACCCGTAACCGCACTAAATCCACCCGCAACGCCTGTAAGTGACGCACTAACCGCTTTAAATTTAGCATCAGGATTAAACGCATCTGTTAAGGTTTTTGCATCTCCCATTCTATCTTTTAAGACAGCTGCCGCCTTTGCCGCTTCAATGGCTTCTTTAGAAGTATCTCCAAACTTATCAGAAAGTATGGCTACGTTTGCGGTAGCTTCTTTAATTTGTTGTCGTAAACTCTTTACGCTTTGGTCGACTTGGTTTATCCCGTCTAGGTTTGACGTGGTATTTATTCCTATATTTATCTCGTTTGCCATATTTTAATTAGTTGTTTAACATACACATGAAGTTGTGTTAATGTAGTTAGTAATAAATCCGTTAATTGCTTGAAATGTATTCCCAACGCCATAAGAATAAAATCCATTTGGAGCTGGTAAATTACCGTTTGGATCTAAAAATATTTGTCCATTTTGCTCATAATAAGTGGTTGTTGCATTGCCATTAATAAAGCAACAATAAACATCACAATTTGTCTCTTGAGCAACTTGGTAACACATCAATTGTCCTGTAATCAATTGACTTGGAACGATTGATATTTGTTCCCCAACTCTAATTAATTCTACTTTGCAAGATGTTGGTTTACCTACTTCATAATCGGTTATTTTATTAACCATAAACCAACTATCTTTGATAAAAATTTTATCATTAAAACGCAAATCAAATATGTTTCTATAATCTAAAATTATATTCATTTCTAATATTCGACCGAATGAATCGTATGTAAAATTGTACCACTTTTGCCAATAGTTGTTGAATAAATCAAAGATTGTTCTAAATGGTGGGTTTGCAACCGCTCCAGTTATCGGATATAAAGGCGCACTATTACGCCATGCCATGTCGATAAAATTACTTGTATTCGTAAATACTGAATATTGACTTACTAAAGGATATTGATTCCAATGTTGAGTAACATTCGCATCGTTTTTTATGTGCCATTCTAAAGGTGCGTTTATCATTCCATTGTAATAAACCAATCTTAATTTTGGAACTATCGGAGTTCGCTCGGTAGTTGTATCTTTAGCAATGTGAGGTATTAAGAATTTAGCTGCTAACTTTTGGTTTGCGCTAGCACTTGTTTCAGCACTTGCGTTCCCAATTGGTAATAATGGAGTAGGGCTAAATAACGATTGCGTTACTTTATTGCCTACGATGTTTTCGTTTTGACTGTCAATCTCTAATTGTCCAAAAGTTCGCTTTGTAGCTAACTGAAAATTATAATTAACATAGTCGCTATCTTCATCGTCTAAGAAAGTATTTGACCTCGATTGACTTTCAAACAATGGTTTGCTTTGGATGTCAACATTACCGTCTACTAAATTAGTCCAATCTCTTTGTGTGCCTTGTTCTACCCAATCAACCCACGGAGTAATAATGAAGTGTTTTGAGATTGTTTTTGATGGTTCTAAAACAAGGTTAAATCGTTCGATAATTCCTTTTAAAAAGTCAATATTTTTAACGTTGTTTGGTAGGTAATTATTCAATACATTGATATTATCAACCGATGTAGTTTGGGTTAATGTAGCATTTAAAATACTTGCAACTGCAACATTAGCACTTGTAATATTTAGTCTGAATATTAATTCATTGCCAATCGGTGCTAACGCATTAAACACATTAAAATTAGCTGTAAAATTAAAAATTTCGTTTTGAATTACTGGAGTGTAAGAAAAACTTTGTGTAGCAATTACCGCTGGCGTTGTTAAATTAAATATTTGAATATCAAAAGTAATTGGCGTTCCTGGTAAGCCTGTAAATATCATTTTCGTTGCACCACTAATTTCAAATGTATAAAATTGAGTTAATGGTAGTGCAAATGTTAAAGGAACTGTAAAGATTGATGTTGCATTGTCGAATGAATTTGCTGTATCGTAAATCTCATTTGGAAAAAATAATTTAGTTAAAGTTAGATTCAAACTTTGACTTGCATTGCCTTTAGCTTGAAATTTAGCTGTTCTTCTATCAATCGCTGTATCTATTTGCTCAGTGATTATATATTGATTCATGAAATCCGAACCATTCAGAAACGTACTATCATAAGTAAAACCACTTAGATTAAATATTGCATCAAACAAAACTTTGGCACGAATTACGGGTTTGAATTGGTCGATTGATAATGGATGGATATTTGCTGTAAAACCGTTAGGCGCATACGTTCCATGGTGTAAAGCTAATGTATTTTGTACTGGTTTTCCATCTAAATAATCATAACCCCACTCAATCAATGGATATATTACATCTCCATTTAATAAATTTAAACTCCAACTATCAACCACATTAACATAGCTCTTAACATGATTGTATGCTGTTAAATCTAAACTATTCAAAAACCCACCGCCAATCGCCGAACTAAAGTCTGAAACTTCACCGAAAAAAGTAATCTCATATTCAACATTCTTATCTCGATTGTTTGTAATTATATTAGTCAATCTAATTGAACCAACTGAAATAGTCACGTTACTATCTTCAACGTAAGATTCTATTTTTTTAGTAGCATCAAAACTAATTGCATTAATGTTAAATGCACTTTTAAAAAACAAATTGTTATTAGCCGTATTTGGTACTCTGAAAGTTTGTGAATAAGTCGATGGGTTTGCGGTCGGATCCATTATATCCGCAACCGACATGGTTAATTTAATCGGATTGTTTTCCATTAAATCTAATAAGATAAACCCAGTAGTAATCTTAACGTATAATCTCATTAATTAATCTTTTGTATTTGATTCAAAAATATTTCAAATTCACCTTGTACCATTTTTACTTGCTTAATATTTTTAGTCTTATAAGATGTTTGTCCTATTCGTACGCTATAAGGCGCATATTGATTATATAAATTATCATTGAAATAAGCCAACACATGTGAACTCTTTTGTAATCCTTCAAGTAAATTAACTTCATCCTGTGTAAGCCAATCCGTGTTTAACATCCACGATGTTGACGCTTGTTTATTGTAGATTACATTACCGCCTTTTATGCTTAAATTTTGGTTAGGATTTTGAACATTCATTGGTACTGGCGTTGTTAAATTCCAATTCATTGATTCTTGATAATAATTATCGTTAGTAGTTTGAATTTCCTTTTCAGTAAACATTGTGAAATTCATGTAATCACGACCGCCCAAATCATTTAACCAACTTAACCTTACACGTGTGTATAAAGTTTCACAATCTTCTAACATTGTAAACCTAACTTCTTGCGTTGAAGCGATATTAGGCACACACCCGTTAGCGGTTTGGTGCGTATACATTTGAATACTCATTGATTCATTTGGAGATAAAGTGTAGCCAGTTGATAATTTACTGTTAAAATAATACATTAAATGATCTAATTGAGAATCAACATGAACAATATCGTATCTAGTATTTAATTGAGTTGTTACAACCGTGCTACAATTTAATTTCTGATTAAAACCGTTTAAGGAATCTAAACTTGCATTATATTGATTTACTAAAGTACCACTTGCATTGTAATATCTTATTTTACAAAAAGCAATGTAATTATCATTTAGTGTAGCATATTTAGTCCAATTTATAAAAGATAATACATTAACATCTTTTAAATAAACTTTTTGATTAAGTATTGAATAAGTCAATGGATAAGCCTTATCCATTAAAGGAACTAACACATTTAAACCCCAGTCATAGTGAATAGTTCTTGAAGCTAAAGCACCATAGCCACCACTTGTGGCTGTAAAAACACTCATGCCTTCTTGTTGTTCTTTAAACTCTAAACTTGAATTCCAAGCATGAACGGGAATATCTAATATTTCATTTCCTTTTTTTGCATATAAATTATAAGCTGGTGAACCTTCTACTCCCGTAGTAACGCCGTTATAAATAACACCAGGACTTCCGTACTCTTCACCAACTTTTAAAAATACATGTAAGCTTGAATTAAGATTATCTGCAAAAATTAAATCCGAAAAATTATCGATAATAGTTTCGGGCACTATGTCAATTGGTAAAAATGATTGACAAATTTGACTTACATCAACCATGCCAACACCCGCTGGATTCGGTTTTACTTTTAATCTTATTTGAAAAGTACCGTTAATGTATACATCGAATACATAGGAAAAATTTGTTTGTGCTATTTGATTACTTGTAACACTCCATATAATAGGATTGTAAACTCCTTGTAAGTAAGATGGTGCGTAGTTAATTGCTGTTATCATTTTTGCTTTTTTGGTGTGCTAAAAAATTATAGGCTGTTATTAATTCTATTTTTGTGACTTCTTCGATTTTAAGGATGTCGTCTTTCGCCAAGAAGTAAATAAACGTATTCCAACCTCGAGCGCAACGGACATCAGCACGTTCAAGATTTTTTTCTTCTTCTCCGCTTTCGGTTTCGCCAAAAAGTCCTTTGTAACTTCTTTCAAGCTGCCCAATATATTTAAAAAAAAAACAGCGGTGTTCAATGCAACCTTAACGGGCATTTTCTCTGCAAACAATTCAGCTCGCTCTTCAAATGTTTCACTGCTATAAGGCTCAATTTTGAAAGGTAGTTTGCTTATCAATGGTCTGTAAAGAATAGCCATTATTTTATGAAGATTGAAGTTTAACACGGGGTGGTTTTTCAACACATCGATATCTGCCATTTCACCAACTGTTAATCCTTTCACGTTAATCAATCCGTAACTTTTACCATCAATGGTAATGATGTTGTCAACACTCCCATCGCCTAAGTCAAAGCAATTGTGTACAAACTCATTCCACATCGTATCGAGTATTTCAGCTGGGATAATACGGATTTCTTCCATGTCGCAACCTGTGACAATTTGGAACACTTTCATACGGTCGTGTATGCTTGTTTCGTCTTTTATTAAATCCGAAATCTCGATAAATTTTCTAATTGATATACTTTTAATTGTTCTCATAATTTTATGTTGTAGCTCTACTTGTTTTTGTTGTAACTCCTGTTAATAATTCTACTATGTCAGCACTCACCGTGCGCTCCAATTTCTTTGCAAAGTATGCTATTAACTCTTGTGCATCGTCGCTTAATGATGTCCAGTATCTAGGTAATATTCCTTTACCCGTATGTCCTGGTCTTGGATTCCATTTAGGCATTATGAACTGACTCATTCCGTAGCTTGATTTATCTGCATTGCTATAAGTACCTAAGTCAACGTAAACGCCATAATAGATGTAATAGAATGATAATGCAGGATTATCGTTTTTAGTAACTATCTTATATCGAATAGAACGCTTTAGCTTGCCTGTTTTTACTGGTGCTTGAGCCTTCATAATGTTTAATATCTCAGTACCCAAAGCATCTAAGGCTTTAGTAACTTGACGGATATATAGTTTCTTTGGATCCATTAATTAAATGGATTTTCGCATAAAGTAAATGGACTAATTGCTTCAACTATTATTCGTGTTGTATAACCAGCCACGGAGTTAACAAAGGCTTCGTCGAATATCATTGACGTAGTTGGTAATTGAATGTTATATCGAAAGCCTACCCAATCGGTTAAGTTAAATTTACTGATAATATCTCGAGTTACTTCTAAGCATTGTGATTGTGTAATTACTTGCAAATCTAAATCGTCTTTGCAAAGGTCAAAAACTACCATATCAAACTCAAACTTCGTTGACTGACCATTCATTTCAGCAGTTGATGGGACTAAGTGAACTGCCATGTAATCGTATGAATTCGTAAACGTTCCATCGTTACCACTAGGTTGTTCGATTGCACTTATATCACCTACTCGAAAGGATTTTACTGCCTTATGAGATAAACACAATGTTCTTAAATCTTTAATTAATATTTCGTATATTGAACCGACCATATTGTTAAATATATTTTTTTTGTAAAATTACATACCTTTTCGATAAAAACCATAAGTTCCTTTTGATGGATTGTCAAGGTTATATATCACATTGTATCTTATTGCATCTATTATATGATTCCAATTGTCTACATATAGTCGACTACCTTTGTTTAAGTAGCAATAATTATTTAACTCCTTTGCTATGTTCGTGCTGTTAGGCTCAACTATAATCTTGAAATCTTGCATACGAACAATACCGCTTTCAATGGTTCCTTTCTTAACCGCTTGTATGTTTACTTTTTGAAATCTAAGGTCATCAATTAATCTAGGCTCGGCACTATCTGCTATAATCAAACCGCCTTTTGTTTTTTCAAGTAGCATTTTTGATAACTCATGTGTTTTAAGCCCACGTTGATAAATATGTTCTTTGACATAAAGTATTTTATTCTTTAAATCAATTGCCACTTCAGCTAATGCGTCAGGATCAATCGAGAACCCAAAGTCCATTCCAAATGATGTTTGTAAATAATTTGGATTGAACGCACCGAACTCCCAATTAGTAAACACAACTCCATCGGCTTTGTCTAACCAACCGCCTAAAATAACGTGTTGATATTTATCAGGATTGTGTATCTTAATTTTTTCAATCTCTTGTAAGAATGAAACACCTAAATTTTTAATGTTATCTTCATAGGTAGTATGAATATATGTCGTATTACCTTTCGTTCCATTAAAGCCTTCTTTGATACCTTCTTGTTCAAAAAACTTCTTATATATCCAATGTTCTTTCGTTGCTGGGTTAAGGATTAATATAACTCTATTTTGTTTATCATTAGAACGGATTGATAAATTTATTTTATCGAATGTATCTTCGTCGGTTAACTCTTCACTCTCATCTAAAATCCACGTTGTTACTCCTTGCAAAGATTTAAGGTTCGCTGTTTGGTCACCGCTCGATGTCTTTAAGCCTTTAAAAAATATTTCACTTTGAGATTGCTTATTCTTAATTTCACTTTTAGAGATACTAAACATATCTTCTAATTTTAATAGCTCAATTTTCTCTTTAAATTCGGGAATAATAGACAAGTGAGCACTCGTCATTGTTTGCCTCGTAAACAATATCTTATGTCCTTGCTCGAATGATAATAAAGTAATGAACCTACCCACCTCAAAAGACTTACCACTGCCTCGTCCGCCCGTGACTACAAAGTATCTACTCTTACTACCTAATAAATCCCATGCCTTACTGTGCTTCTCCATTATAGAGTTTCGAGATGTCGAATTCCTTTATTGTTATGTCATTGTCAATCTGTTGAACTGGTGCACCATAAGCACTATCTAAAACGGCTTTGTATGCGTTCGTATCTTTCAGCTCGATTGCCTTCTCAATCTGAGCTTGGTGCATCTTTAATTCTTGGTCGTTAATGTCAAGTAATTCCTTAAGGATTGTACTTCTATTTCTATTGCCTTTACCACGCCCATTTGGGTTTCTTACTTCACCTTTCTGTGCTGGTATTAAGTTTTCTATATTTGGCATATTTTCTAATTATTTTCTAATTATTAAATCACTTTAGACAATGCTTTTTGTAACGATACGATTACACTACGAATGCATGAACCACAACCGTTTGGCACCTTGTTAGTGTTGTAAATTCGATTATGCAAATCATACAATACCTTCAATTCGTTAGGCTTATAACCAGTTGTAATGTCTAGTATTATCTTACTATTTTCAAGTAATATTTCTTTATCCTGTTCGCTAACTATCATTGTCATTTTATTGTTACTTTGTTTGTTTCTAAAAATTTATATATGTCCTGTGTTAATTCACCACACAACCATGATTGCGTCTCTTCGTCTGTTATATCCCTAGGCTCCGTTACTTTAACCACTAAATGATATATCTCATGTGCTAAAGTATTATGAGATAAATAATTCTCGTTAATGATTATAAAGTATTCACTAATCGTAAAGTAAAAAACAATGCCTTCAAGTTCGCAATCTAATGTGAATACTTCTTTATTCTTTTTG